AGCTGTGATTGTAATTGCCCACCAACAAGTTTTGTTAGGTTGTTGGCGATGTCGTCACGTAGTGTAATTGTGATTGGTTCCCATGTGTGCTTGCCCATCATATACATACGAGAGTTGTATGAATCTACTGGGATTGATTCGTGTGTTACTTTTGGACGAGTCACATTCATCACCTGACGTGTGAATTCTTGTGTTGGTGTCCCCAAGCCGCCGAAACCTGCTACTTGAACACGGAAACGATAGTTTAGTTTAGGCTGTAGAATACCAGTGCCTGTACCCGCTGTATCTAGCGGCACACCGAAATTGCTTAATGTTCTTGCCATTTTTATGTCTCCTAATATAGTTTGCAAACTAATTCATAGTTATACAAGTATTTATCTAATAGATGAAATATTAAAGTTGTATATAATAAAAAACCCTGCCGAAGCAGGGTTTTTCAATTAAATTATCGTTGAACTATTATAGTTCTTCGCCTGTGTTACGAATACGTAGTGGAATGTAGATAAATTCTACTGATTTCACTGGTTGAATTGCAACGTCAACCCATAGCTCGTTTCTATCGATACGTGCTGGTGTGTTGTTTGATTCGTCACATACTACTAGGAAGTCATATAGACCACGTGTTGTAACCAGACCACCACAGAAGCGTTCTACCGCATCACGGATGTTGTCACGTGTGATTTTATCATTCTGTTCGAATAAGAAACCACGTGATAGTTGATCCAGATTGTAACGCATGTAGTTTACTAGACGTGCTACGTTGATACGATCCATTGCTGACGCAAATGATTGTAGAGTTTTCTGACCGTATACTACTAGGCCTGTGCCTGGCATATCTGCGATTGGGTTCATGCGGTTCATATATAGAACGTCACGTTGACCTTCTGACAGACGAACTCTTACAAATTCATTCTCTGCGTTTACATAACCAACTGCTGATGCATTTGTTACTACACCGCGTGTTAGACCTGCTGGAGCAAACCATGGGTATGATACTTGGTCTGAGAATGCGATTGTGCGTAGAGCAATTGCTGATGCTGGCATTACAACATCATTACCTGATAAGTCTGTTGATAGACCGTGTGGATAATAGATACCTGCGTATGCATCTGCTGGGATTGCGTCATCTGCCCAATTTTTGATTGATGTTGTGTCACCTTTTAGTGTTAGTGGTGCATCGCCAATAACGAATGCGATTTCTTTTTTGTCTTTGTTAAGACCTAGCATCTCATCCATCATTTCTGGGTAACCTGGAGTTGCAATTAGGTTAAAGTATGTCGCTTCTGAACGAATGCCTTCATTGCCTGCTAGTGCCGCCTGCATTGCTTCAACTACCATGTGACGTTGTGCCGCTGCGCCGAATTTGCCTGCGCCGTTTAGTTCAATGCCTGATGCCCATTCCCATTTACCATCAACCCATTTTTTAACATTGTATGTTGAATGGTCCATGTTCACCATCAGCATACCTTCTGGGTATAGCTCTGCGTTTGGCGCTTTTTCATGTACAATACGTGAATTAGCTACACCATTTTCATTAAATGGCGCTGTATATGAATAGTGACCAAAGATAACACCGTTAGTTGATGATTGGTCTGTGTTATCTAGTTTGATCCACTGTAAACCATTCCAACGATGAATTGCTGGGTATGGTTTTGCATCTCCATCAACCCAGATATCACCTTCTACAAGTGATGAAACACCATTTTTACGCATTGTTGGTTTTGATGAACGTAGTTGTAACTCACGCTGTGCTAAACCATTGTTATCTTCTGACCATGCATATTTTACCCACTGTTGTTCACCGTTGATGTATTCTGCACGTAAAAGTTCAATCTTTAGGTCTGCATTATACCATAGAGTACCTTCTTCTATATCACCATTTGGTTCCATTGGATTTGACTCAAACACCAATACGTCCCATAAGTTGTCTGAATTGATTGTTGAATCAAAACCGAATGCCTCATGGTTGTTTGTTGGGAATTCTACTTTTAAAATTTCACCATCTGTCTTTGTGAAACGAAGTGAATTGTTAATTAATTCAACTTGAATATTACGATCAGCTAATAGGACACTTGCTTGAAGGTTTTGAACAACTTGTTCAACACCTACTTGATTATTAACATCGCCATATGTGAATGTCTGTCCATTAAGTACGATTGTACCGAAAACATCACCTACAATTGGGTTGCCCTGTACTACTGTCTGTGAACCACCGCCGTGACGATATATTGTCATCATACCAAGTTCATTTTGGTTAACATCAACATATAGTTCACCTTCTACACTTGGAATTCCTAAGCTAGACCAATCCATTTTAGTTGCATGATATGCTGGAACTTGAACTGACACAAATCCGCCTGCTGTTGAAGAGTATACACCTAGGTGCATATCTAGGCCGCCGCCTTGAACTGTTAATCTAACGTAAAGATCGCCCACTGCTAATGCCTGACCATTTGATTTTTTTGTCGGTGCAAATTTTGCCCATTGAAAATCAGGAGAACCAATATCACCTAATAAGATCCAGTCTGTTGATACTTTTTTCCAATATGTAATTCTGTCAGTAGATGTTACTACTGCAAACATATTAGCTGAACCAAATGTATTTTTAGGTGATGCGTAGCCAGAAGCGTTAATCTGTTCAACGTTACCTGTTCCTGGTTCATCGTTAAGAACTACTGGTGTCACCTTAGACCAGTCAGTACCATTATATTGGAATAGACCATAGTCAGTGTCATCTACATCTAACCAATATGATCCATCTTCTACATAACCTCTTGGTTCATTTGATGTTGCTTCTAGTTGTGCTAAGTCTACATCTGCACGAATAACATAAGCGTTATTTGATACGCCTAGGTACTGATATGCTGCTAGAAGACCATATTCACTTGTCTCTGCCCCTTGCACAACTGAACCACCTACTTCGTAGAATAGAGGTTCGCCGAAAGTCTCGACTAGTTCACGCTGTGAAGAAACAAGATAAGCAACGCCTGCATTTTGTGGTAGAGTACCAGCTGCAATTGCTGAACCCGATGCGTCTGCTTTATTTGACGCTGTTGCTACTACTAATAGCGGTAGTGTACCTTGTGTGGCTGCTGCATACTGAGATTCGTCAGTCACCATCACTGATACGCCTGGGGATACTAATGTCGCCATTCTGTTTCTCCTTTGTTATAAAGAATTGCTAAGAGTATTTAGCTAAAAAAGAGAAAAAATAGCAATTTCAGAATTAACTACGTAGACAATGTTTGTTCAACTTGACTATATAGTGCATCCAAAGTAGTATCATTGTATATGATATTTTCAAACTTGTTGTTTGTATCAATCCATTTCCATTCAGAAGGATGAACATCATAGTTTGACATGAGGTCTGATCCAGTAGTATTATCTAGTACCGCAGAACCCCACCACTCAGGTTGCTCACCTCTACGTACTTGCCAGACTTTACCACCAAGTTCTCTAATCATCGTCATTTCATTAGGGAAACGAACATCAGGAATTACATAGTTATAATGAGGGTTATCAATCATATGCTTCTTAACTAGACTGACCCATATACCGTCGTAGAAACCCATGCGCATACAATCTGTTCCGAACTCTTGTAGAACTAGTCGAGGTGTAATTTCACGCCCAGTTTCTTTCGTCCAGAATTCATCTACTTTCTCACGCCAAATTCTACTGCGGTCGGTGTCACCTTCTAACATAGCACGATCCCAACCGAACACTTGTGCTACGCCGTCTTTTAGTTTGTCCGCGAAAGAAATCTTTTTAAAATCGTGGTAGTCTACTAAGATGTCTGCTACTGTGCCTTTACCTGAACCTATTAACCCACATATTCCTATAATCATAAAAACCTCAATAAGATGTTATACAGAATGATAGTCACAGCAGATCCTAATAACATAGAATACCAAAAGCCGATATGACTAATCGTTAACCCGAATATAACAAAAAATATTAAGGATGTCAAGACAAAATATACAGTTTCGAAAGAAAACTTTGCGAATACTTCTGCTTCTACTCCTGAGAAATACATAAAGAACATTGCTAAGAATGCTGTGAATGGGATACCCATAAGCAAAGCAGCCATTGTAGCACTACGTTGAGCGATGGTAGAAACTGTCGCTACTAAGATACCACTAATGACTGCTTTAAGTATGAATTCCATAGATGTATTTAGCCGCCAATGTAAACACCATCTTTTGGTCTATACCAGTTTTTCTGATTATGAAGTTTACCCAATAACGCACGAACTTCTGGTGTTTGTTCTTGTTGTAACAATGCTTGTTCGATAAGTTCTAAATCTCTTACTGATATATTGAATTGTGTATTAGGTTTCATTTAAAATTATCCAATAATGAAGCCTAGAGGCGCAGAACCGTCTGTGAAGTTCTGTAAATCATATTCTAGCTTTTCAATTAGCGCATCTGCTTCTGCTTTCATTTCAGCACCATTAAGAGTTACACCACCTTGTGCGCCAGGTAGTGCCGAGAACTTACCACGTGCTTCGCCCAACATACGCTTACAGTATGCTAATGCATAATCACGAATCCAAGACTTTAGGTATGGATCAATCATCAACTGTTCTTCATTACGCTCTAGGTGAACGTGTAGTAGAACAACTTGATCCGCTCTCATTCTGCGTAGTAGTTTGATTTTCTTTGTAACTGGATTCCAAATATATTGAATTTCTGTAGCCGCTACACGATTGATTGTCTCTCTATACTGAGCGAACATATCGTAAGTTGCAGCACCACCAATATGATTGTTAACCATAAAGTAAGAGTTAGCATATGCTAATTCGAATGGGTCCATATCAACACCA